GTTGAGCATTTTGTTCATTACAAGTTTATGCCGGGTCTTGGATTCTACGGTCTTGGCTTGATTCATATGATAGGTGGCATGGCTAAATCTGCAACCTCAATCCTCAGACAGCTTGTCGATGCAGGAACTCTAGCCAATCTCCCGGCAGGATTAAAGTCCAGAGGACTGAGAATCAAAGGGGATGACAGCCCTATATCACCAGGTGAGTTCAGAGATGTTGATGTTCCGGGTGGAGCAATCAGAGATAATATTACCTTCCTTCCCTACAAAGAGCCTTCTCAGACTCTCTTTGCATTAATGCAGACCATCGTAGAAGAAGCACGTAAATACGCAGCAATCCCCGATATGCAGGTCGCTGATATGAAAACAGATGCCCCTGTCGGCACAACATTGGCAATTATGGAACGCTCAATGAAAGTGGTGTCAGCAGCACAAGCCCGATTACACGCAGGATTAAGGCAGGAGTTCCGTATCCTAGCCAGAGTTATTAAAGATTATATGCCTTCAGAGTATGCGTATAACTTTGGAGAAGACTTTGATCGCAGAAAAGACTTTGATAACCGTGTGGATATAATCCCGGTATCAGATCCAAACGCATCAACTATGTCGCAGAGAATCACACAGTATCAGGCGGCACTCCAATTAGCCTCTCAGTCACCACAAATGTACGATCTTCCCGTCCTTCACAGGCAGATGCTCGAAACTCTGGGCATTAAAGATGTAGAAAAGATTATTCCTGCAAGTGATGAGATTAAACCAGAAGACCCAACAACAGAAAATATGCACCTCATCAATATGAAACCTGTTAAGGCGTTTGAATATCAAGATCATGAGGCTCACATTACAGTTCACATGGCTGCAATGCAGGATCCAAAAATACTATCGGTTGTAGGGCAAAGCCCACAAGCCAAGCCAATACAGATGGCAACCGAAGCACACATCAGAGAACACTTGGCGTTTGCGTACAGAGATGAAATCGAGAAACAATTGGGCGTTGAACTGCCTCCATACGGAGAGAAACTCCCAGAAGAAATCGAAAAACGTCTTTCAACTCTTGTTTCTGAAGCTGCCGTTAAACTTCTACAGAAAGATGTTGCCGAAGCACAAGCTCAACAGAATATGCAAAAAATGCAAGACCCAGAAGTACAGGCAGAAATGGCAGAACTTAAAATTAAAGAGGCTGATGTCCAGAGAAAAGCTCAAACAGACGCTCTTAGGATTAAAAGCGATCTTGAAAAGGCTGCACTTCAGGCTGAAATTGATCTTCGTAAGATTAAATCCACCGAAGAAATTGAAGGAGCTAAGATTGGCGCCCGTATAGCAGAGAAAAGAGTGGAGCAAGGCTTGAAAGATGGAGAGCTTTCAAGTAAAGATGCCCGTGAAGGGGTTAAGATTGGTGTCGAAATAGCAAAATCAGTACAAGAAAGCCTAAAAAGCGACACAAATACAAAATAATACTTGACTAAAAACAAAAGAGGAATCTATATGGAAGTAGAAAACGCTTTATACACGTTACGTAAGTCGATAAGAGAGCATATGAACGAAGGTGCAGACCATTTATCGACTGGAGGCGCTAAAAATTTTGAAGACTACCAAAGATTGGTAGGAAGAATAGAAGGATTAGCGATTGTAGAGCGAGAAATACTTGATTTAGACGAAGCAATTCGTAAAGATTAAGGAAATGGTAAACGTAAAGCCATAATTTTACGCACACTGGGGGCAACCCCTGCAATAGAGAGTAAAAATGACAGCAAAAGTGCAAAAGTTAGAGAGTAAAGACTCTGAACAAGCAACACAGCTGCCCGAACCTTCTGGATACAGGATTCTTGTTGGTCTTCCAGATATAGATGAGAAGACAAAGGGCGGTGTCCTCAAACCAGACAGCATATTAGAAACAGAAGCAATGGCAACCGTTGTCGCATTTGTAATTAAAATGGGATCTGACTGCTATAAAGACAAAGAACGCTTTCCAAGCGGTGCTTACTGCAAGGAAGGGGACTTTGTTTTGATTAGAGCGTTTCAAGGTACCCGATTTAAGATACACGGAAAAGAGTTCCGCATTATAAACGATGATACAGTAGAAGCCGTTGTCGATGACCCAAGAGGATATACACGAGTATGAGTGAAGCAGAGCAAAAACAACCTGATGTAGAAATTGAAGTCGTTGATGACACTCCTGAAAAGGATGCTCCGTATGTGGAGGGTGCCTCTAAGGAAGAGGGCGATGACTTAGGTGATTACAGTAAGAAAGTTCAAACCCGCATCAAGAAATTAAAGTATGACTTCCATGAAGAACGCAGAGCAAAAGAATCATCTGAGCGTATGCGTGAAGAAGCCATACAATTTGCAGAAAATGCGAAGAAAGAAAATGAACGCCTGAAAAAACTGCTCGATCAGGGAAGTGTAGCTTTACAAAATGTCAGCAAGAAGAAAGTTGAAAGTGATTTAATCGCAATACAGAAAGAATACCAAGATGCGTATGACGCTGGTGATTCTGAAAAGATGGTTGCGGCACAGAAAAAGCTTGCTGATGCAACATACGAACAGAGAAAAATAGAAGAGGCAGCTAATAACTGGACAGCTTCCAGGCAAAACGGAGAAGCAAAACCACAACCAGCGCCTCAACAGCCAGTTCAGCAGGCAGAAGTTGACCCTAAGTCTGCAAGTTGGTTAAAGAACAATCAATGGTTTAATAAACCAGGGCATGAGGAAATGACAGCTTTTGCCTACGGTTATCATGAAAAGTTAATTCGGCACGAGGGCATAGATCCTCGCTCAGACGAATACTACAGTCGAATTGATTCACGAATGAGAGAAGTGTTTCCTAACTTCTTTGAAGAGGAAACAGTCGAGGAAGACTCTTTTGAAGAGACTGTCCCCGAAAAATCAGGTACAAAACCTGCCCCCGTGGTGGCCTCTGCAAAGAGAACAAATTCAAAAGCATCACGCAATGTCAAGCTAACGAAAACACAAGTTCAGCTTGCTCGTAGACTCGGACTAACAAACGAGCAATATGCAGCTCAATTAGTAAAGGAACAAGCCAATGTCTAAAGAGCGTACAAAAAGAACCGCTCAAACTCGTCAGAGTGAAGAGCGCAGTAAGCCTTGGACACCACCTTCTGTTTTACCAGAGCCAGAGCCAAGAGATGGCTGGGTTCACAGGTGGATCAGAACATCTATGGCTGGGCAATCTGACAATAGAAATGTTTCTATGCGTTTTCGTGAAGGGTGGGAACCTGTAAAATCTGAGGATTATCCTGAGTTTGAAGGTTTTCAAACAGATGTCGGGTCTAAATACCCTGGCAATATCGAAATAGGTGGCCTTCTTCTCTGTCGTACAGCAGAAGAAACCATGAAGCAAAGATCAGAATATTATCTTGATAAAGCCCAAAATCAGATGAATGGTGTCGAGCAAAGCTATATGAGAGAAAATGATCCACGTATGCCTCTATCAAAACTAGAGTCATCTACGAGGGTTACTTTCGGAAAAGGTGGTCCTTCAAAATAATTTGAGGGGCTTTAGTGTAACTCGATTTTAAAGGAGGTTGCTATGAGTGCAACTGCTGCTCCATTTGGGCTTCGCCCAATAGGATCTGTGGGAGGATATACGCCACAAATTAGGCAATACCCAATCCTCTCCAGTGAATCTACTAGAATCTGTTACGGTGATGTTGTAAAACTTACTGACGCAGGTTCAACAACAACAATTCAAAAAGATACAGGCACAACAACTGCCACACCAATAGGTATCTTTATGGGTTGTCGTTTTATCGACCTTAACTCAAGTCAATTAACTTTCAGTCAGCAGTGGTCAGGTGCCGCTAATACTGAAGGCATGGCTTATATTATGGATGATCCAACTGCATTGTTTGCCATACAGGCTGACGCTACAGTTAACGATGATGATTTAGCCGCTAACGCTGCTCTTGTTCAAGGAACATCAAGTTCTACACTTAGTATTTCTCGTGTTTCCTTAGACATCAGCACAGCCGCAACAACGAATACTTTACCACTTCGTATTGTTGATTGGCTCGGTGGTTATGATGGAGACGAGAAAGGAACGGCTTTCCCAATTATGGTTTGTCGCTTCAATGCTGGTCATCAACTTTCACTTATTGCTAGTGGTTCTACATCCACAGCACCAAGTGCAGCTTAGAGGAGTAATTATCTAATGGCTATTTCAAGAGCGCAACTCCTCAAGGAGCTTTTACCAGGCCTTAACGCATTGTTCGGATTAGAGTACGAAAAGTACGATGACGAACACGCAGACATTTATGAGACAGAAGCTTCTGATCGTTCATTCGAAGAAGAAGTAAAACTCTCAGGCTTTGGTGCAGCTCCAGTGAAACAGGAGGGTTCTAGTATCGCATATGATACAGCACAAGAAAGTTTCACAGCTAGATATAACCACGAAACTATTGCAACAGGTTTCTCTATAACAGAAGAAGCAATGGAAGATAATCTTTATGATTCTCTTTCTGCTCGTTATACAAAAGCCCTTGCAAGAGCTATGGCTTATACGAAGCAAACTAAAGCGGCAGCTTTACTCAACACAGGATTCGACACTTACACAAGTGGCGATGGTGTGACATTGTTTAATGCATCTCACCCAACAGTGGCTGGTGGAACAAACTCCAACAGACCATCTTCTGGTGCTGATTTGAATGAAACAAGTCTTGAGGCTGCTGTTATTTCAATCGCAGCATATGTAGACGAAAGAGGTCTTTTGATCGCTGCTCGTCCACGTAAGCTTATCGTTCCACCAGACTTGATGTTTGTTGCTACTAGAATACTAGACAGCACCTTACGTACAAGCACTGCTGACAATGATATCAATGCGATCAACCATAACAGCACAGTTCCTGAAGGATATGCAGTAAACCACTATTTGACAGATACAAATGCGTGGTTTTTAACAACTGACGTTCCAAATGGAATGAAGCACTTTACTCGTACACCGCTTTCTACAAGCATGGACGGTGACTTTGACACTGGAAATGTTCGTTATAAAGCAAGGGAAAGATACAGCTTTGGCGTATCCGATCCTCTTGGTATATACGGGTCCCCTGGTTCTTCATAAGAACTTGGTATCAGACAGGGAAAGGGGCTTCACAGCCCCTTTCTTTTTATGTATAATAAAATATTCCTGACAGCTACATGGTGTAGCTGACACTAGCCACGACAGGAGATAGATATGGCTAATACAACTTTTAACGGACCTGTTCGTTCAGAGAACGGGTTTGAACAAATTACAAAAAATGGCACAACAGGTGCTGTAACTACCACCCTCGACATTGACACAAGCGGTAATATTACAACAACAGGTTATGTTGCCGAGCAAAAAAGAGTAATTCGTCAGACAACTGCTGACGGTTGGAACGATGGAGCGGTTACTTTAACAACAGCACAAAAAGGTTCTATCATTCTTCTTGATAAGGATGAGGCAACCGTTGTTACTCTTCCTGCAATTACTTCATCAGACATTGGTGTTTACTATACATTTATTGAAACAGTAGCATCTGATAATGCAAGAACAATCGTAACAGGCTTTGACAATGACTACTATGTTGGTGGTCTTGTTGTTGGAACAACAGCAGCAGAAAATGGATCAAAGTGTTTTGTACCAGCAGGTGGCACAGATACAACAATTAAGTTTGATGATAATCTTGCTAACGGAATGGGAGCTTTAGGTTCAACAGTTTATCTTCATGCTGTTCTTACAGGTAATACTGGAGCAGGTGGTGGAGCAAAGCTTGTTTGGGCTGTCTCAGGACACGTTGGAACTTCCGATGCAAATGGTGATGGTACTGCTATCTTTACATAATAAGGAGTGAGTCATGGCGGGAAATAGTGTAAAAGCCAGATATATAGCTCCTGCAGCGTCTGATGATAACGGCATTTCTACTGCAGCCACGTTAAGTGGAGCAGGAAACTTAACCATAAACGGTGCTTTAGCCGATGGTGGTTCGGTTACTTTAGACGATGCACGACAAGTTATTATTACAAGTGCAGGAGATGACAGCGGTGATACCTTTACCGTTACTGGCACAGATGAAGTTGGCAACGCTCAGACAGAAGCTATAACAGGCGCTGACACGGGTGTTGCTACAGGTTCTAAGTATTTCACAACAATTACCCAGATTGCCGCTTCAGGCGCATCTGCTGGTAATGTTGAAGCAGGAACAGGAACATCTGTCGCTGCTAAGATTACCAATAACCGTGTCCGTTTACGTGGATTGCAGTATGTCTGCAATACAACAGGCGGCACAATAGAGGTAAGGAATACTGGCGCAACAGGCACCGTTCTTTATAAGTTCGATGCCAATAATGTAGATGATACAGTTTATCCAGACATACCAGATAGAGGCATACTTTTTTCAGGTGGGGCATATGTTTTATATACACAGACCAACCTGCAAAGCTTGACTATGTTTTATGAAGGATAAACTAAATGGATCTCGACCCGGTTATACTTTGGAATGTTATACTAACTATATTGATCGGACCTATTGCATACTGGGGTAAATCTATGGCTACGGAAATCAAAAGAATAGATGTTCTTCTGAATAAAACAAGAGAAGAAACTGTTCGTGATTTCGCCACAAAACGGGACCTTGAGACTGATGTCTCAAGGGTACTCGCACAACTAGATAAGATTGACAAAAAACTCGACAGATTATTTGAAGATAGGAGAAAGTAAATGCCAAGTGGTAAAGGAACATATGGAAGCCAAGTAGGTCGTCCTAAAAAAATGATGTACGGTGGCAAAGTTAAAAAAATGGAAGCTGGCGGTAAATTAAAAATGGTAGATCGGAACGGACAATCAGTTCCTTTTTATGCCGCTGATGGTGTAGGCAAAATGATGTATGGTGGCAAGGTTAAAAAAATGGCAATGGGTGGTAAAGCAGGTTGTCCTATGAAAATGAGAGGCGGTGGTGTTGTAGAAGAAATTAAAGAGTCTATAGCTGCCAACCCACAAATGACAGATCGCCTAGCAAAAATGGCTGGTATGAGGCCAAATCAGGCTCCCGTTAAAATGGGCATGAGAGGGCAAAAACCTCAGAAAGACATAGTGTAAAGGTTATATAAAATGGCAACGAGCGGAACGGCCACATTTAATCTCGACATAAACGAGATTTGTGAAGAGTCCTTTGAAAGAGCAGGGCTTGAAATGCGTTCTGGGTATGATTTAAAAACCGCACGAAGAAGTTTAAATCTTATGTGCCTGGAGTGGCAAAACAGAGGAATAAACCTTTGGACTGTAGAAGAAGGGTCTGTAACTCTTGTTGCGGGAACTCTTTCTTATACATTGCCCGCAGATACAATAGATCTTATGGATCATGTTCTTAGAACAGATTCTGGAGAAAGCAATCAATCTGATTTTAATTTATCAAGAATATCATCTACAACGTATTCTCAGATTCCTGCAAAACTAACAGAAGCAAGGCCAACACAAATTTACATAGACAGGCAAAGAGATGCGCCTGTTATTTATTTATGGCCTGTGCCGAGTTCTACGTATAATGGGGATATTATAAGATATTGGAGAATGAGAAGGATACAAGACACAGGAACAACAGGGACTATAGACCCAGATGTACCTGCACGTTTTCTCCCTGCTATGGTTTCTGGGCTTGCGTATTACATTGCAATGAAAAAACCAGAAGCAGCGCAAAGGATTCCTATTTTAAAAGCAGCTTACGAAGAGCAGTTTGAGCTTGCTGCCTCTGAGGACAGAACAAAAGCTCCATTAACATTTGTACCATTAGCGGATTATTTTGGACCATGAGCAGACCATACGCACGAGGCAAATACGCTTTCGGATTTTGTGATCGCACAGGGTTTCGTTACCCTTTGGATGAATTAATTTATGAAGTAAGCAATGGCGTAAGAACAGGAATGAAAGTTGGCAGAGATGTTTATGATCCAGATCAGCCCCAAAACCTTTTAGGCAAGGTTAATGTGTTTGATCCCCAGGCTTTGTTTGACCCTCGTCCTGATCAGGGGATAGATGCAAGTCGGGAGTTCTTTGGTTGGAATCCAGTTGGTGATGGCGGTGATGCTCCTGATGGCAATGGGGCTATGGGTTTAACAGGCAGTGTTGGCACTGTCACAGTATCGGTGAGTTAATTATGGCTTGGACATTAACAACTTTAAAATCAGCTATACAGGATTACACTGACAACAGTGAAACGACTTTTGTAAATGATTTGAATACAATTATTATTAATGCAGAAGATCGCATTATGAGCCTGGTTGATCTTCCTGACTTTAGAAAAAACGCAACAGGGACAATAAGTTCGGGCAGTAAGTACCTTGCTATGCCTACAGACTTTCTTGCTCCGTTTAGTTTATCTGTAACAAGTTCAAGCACTGTGTTCTTTCTCATTAACAAAGATGTTAATTTTATGCAGGAATCTTTTCCTACAACAACCACAACGGGAAGGCCAGAGTTTTACGCAATCTTTGATTCAAGTAACTTTATTGTCGGACCAACCCCAGATGCAAACTACGATGCAGAGATTCATTACCTCTATAAACCAACAAGCATCACAGCGTCAGGAGACGGCACATCATGGCTTGGAACTAATTCTGCTGACGTTCTTTTATATGGTTGCCTTGTAGAAGCTTATACTTTTATGAAGGGTGAGCCTGATATAATGGCAGACTACAAAGAAAGATTTAATGAGGGTATAATGCGACTTAAGAATCTTGGAGAAGGTCGTATGACTAAAGACCAATATAGAAATGGCAAACTTAGAATACAGGAGACATAATGTTTAATGTTGCAATAGATATGGATGTTGGAGAAGTTGGCGTAAGTACAACTAATTTTAGAGGACACACTGTAGATGAACTAACAGATATGTGCCTTGACCATATTATGATTGTTTCTAAGAACGCACCTCCTGTTATAAGAGATCAAGCCTTTGAATTTAAAGAAACACTTCGGGGCGTTGTGAAGCATTATATGACACAAGCAGTAAAATCTGATAGAACTACATTATACAATATGATGGCTCAAGAGGGTCATGAAGATATAGCAAAAGCTATATTAAAAATTTAGGAGATTGATATGGCAATATCACAAGCAATGTGTACCAGTTTTAAACAAGAGTTATTGGTAGGAACTCACAATTTTACTGCAAGCTCTGGAAATTCGTTCAAGCTTGCTTTGTATACATCAAGTGCTTCTTTGGGTGCCGGGACAACAGCGTATACTTCTTCTAATGAAGCAAGTGGAACAAACTACTCTGCAACAGGATCTGCACTAACGAGTGTTACTCCAACAACGTCAGGAACAACAGCGTTCTGTGATTTTAGCGATTTAACTTTTAGTAATGTAACAATAACTGCAAGAGGTGCTTTAATATATAACGACACACAATCAGATAAAGCGGTGTGTGTTTTAGACTTTGGTGGTGATAAAACTGCAACTGCGGGAGATTTTACTATAGCTTTCCCAACAGCCGATGCCTCATCTGCAATTATAAGGATTGCATAAATGTCTGCAATTTCTGGCTGGGGCAGATCAACTTGGGGAAGTGGAACCTGGGGTGAAGCCTCACCAGTAACTGTTAGTGGGGTTGCAGGAACAACAGGTCTAGGTAGTGTTACAGTATCGGCAGATGCCAACTTAACAGCAAGTGGGGTGTCTGCTACAGGATCAATCGGAAGTGTAATAATAAGGCTTCCAAAAACTGTTTCTGTTACAGGAGTAGCGGGAACTGCATCTTTAGGAACAGTCAACGTATGGGGTCAAATAACCCCCAGTCAGACACCAGAATGGGCGGCTGTCTCTCCGAGTCAGTCACCAAATTGGACTGATATAGCGGCATAAGGATAAGACAATGACAAGTACATACACAACAAATACTGGTATAGAAAAACCAGCTACAGGTGATAGATCAGGTACATGGGGTACAATGACCAATACCAATATGGATCTGATTGACCAGGCTCTTGATGGGTTTATTTCTATTACTGCTGCGGCTACAGGATCTACAGGTTCACCCAACACCCTTCCTATTACAAACGGATCTGTATCCAATGGAAGAAACAGAATTATTAAGATAGTTGATGGTGGAGATTTAGGTGGCACGGTTTATTACCAAATAACTCCCAATGATGCAGAAAGATACTTTTGGATTGAAAACGGATTGTCAGGCTCACGATCAATCCTTCTTTTTCAAGGAACCTATAACGCTTCAAATGATATAGAGATACCAAACGGAAAGACCAAACTTGTCCGTTCAGATGGAGCGGGCAGTGGTGCTGTAGTTGTAGAGGTTGCGGCTAATCTTGCTGTTACAGGATCGTATCAAGTCGATAACCTTTTATTAGACGGTAATTCTATTACTTCAACAGATACTAACGGTAATGTTAATATTATTCCTGCTGGTACAGGAGATGTCAATCTTGGTGCCGATACTGTAATGATTGGTGATGACGATGCTAATGCAACATTAACAACGCAAGGCACAGGAGATTTAACCCTTAGTACAAATAGTGGTACAGACTCAGGTACGATTGTAATTGCAGACGCAGCTAATCAAGATATTAGTGTTACTCCAAACGGAACAGGAAATGTAAACCTTGTGGCTGACACAGTTGTTGTAGGAGATAGCGGAGCAGCCGCTACGGTCACATCAAACGGTACAGGCGATATAACTATATCAACCAATAGTGGAACAAACTCTGGTGTTATTACAATTACAGATGGCACTAATGGTAATATAGCTATTACACCTGATGGATCAGGTGAAGTTGATATATCTAAAGTAGATATAGCTGGAGGAGCAATAGACGGCACAACAATAGGTGCGTCTTCTGCAACTACAGGAGCTTTTTCAACCTTATCGGCTACAGATGATGTTACTTTCAATGGAGGTACATTTGTCTTTAATGAGGCAGGAGCTGACAAAGACTTTAGGGTTGAAGGTGATAATGATGCCAATCTTCTTTTATGTGATGCTTCTGTAGACAGAGTTGGAATTAAAACAGCAACACCATTAGCGGCACTTCATGTAACAGGCGATACGTTCTTTGGTGGCAATGTAAGAGAGAAAGTAACAATATCAGCTACAGCATCTACAGGCACAATTAACTTTGATGTTGTGACACAAAGTGTTCTTTACTACACAACTAATGCTTCTGGTAACTTTACCATTAATGTAAGGGGTGACGGGTCAACAACCCTTAACTCTATAATGGCAACAGGTGATTCTTTAACGATTGCTTTTTTATCTACACAAGGAAGTTCAGCTTATTACATGAGTGCATTTACAGTTGATGGTAGTAGCGTAACTCCTAAATACCAAGGTGGTTCTGCCTTTAGTGCAGGTAATGCAAGTGGTATAGACTCTTATGCAATCACAGTAATTAAAACAGGTGACGCTGCTTTTACGGCATTAGCAGCACAGACACAATTTGGATGATTAAACTATGGCTCCTATACTTTCTACCTTTGGATCAGCGGCTTCTCGCAACTACGGATTAAGCCTTTTATCAGACACTGCAACTGTGCAGATATTATCTTTTAAAGCTTCTGCGTCTTGGACAGCACCAGCAGATGTTACATCTATAGATTATCTTGTTGTTGCTGGCGGTGGAGGCGGTGGCGGTTCTTGTGCAGGTGGCGGTGGAGCAGGTGGGTTCCGTGTTGGAACAGGTCAATCTGTCAGTGCTGGTTCATCTTATGTAATGACCATTGGTAGCGGTGGTGCTGGTGGTGCTGGTGGACCTGACTGCTCAAACGGTACTAAAGGTAGCGATTCTTCCATTGGTTCTCCAGTCTCTAAAACCTCTACAGGCGGTGGTTTTGGGGGATATGGTTTTAGGATTTCAGATTTTGGTCGAGGCGATGATGGTGGAGATGGTGGTTCTGGTGGCGGTGGTGGATATGGTGGTGGTGGAGTTGCAAAATCAGGTGGCTCTGGAAACACACCTTCAACAAGTCCATCTCAAGGAAATGATGGTGGAGATG